CGCCAAATTGAGGAAGAGGTGCCTGTTAGCTGGAAAGCCGACAACGTCCTATGGGGCTACGTAACCAAATACATGTTGAAGGGCAGCGGCGCCGGCTTCGTAACCCCGCCCTACACCGCCTACTGGGAAAGGCTCTGGGGAACAGTTCCAATCGAGGATTTGCCCAAATACAAGGACCTTTACACGTTCACGCCCTACATCAAAGCCTCAATCGACGTCACCGTTAACCTCGCGATTTCAAACGGGTTCGAGCTTGAAGGCGGAGAAGACCAAGTTCGAGAGTGGCTGACAAACTGGCTTGACGAGCAGAACGTTCTGGAGACGCTCCGCATAGTCGCGACGGACATGCTTGTTTTCGGCAACGCTTACCTTGAAATGTGCAGAAACGAGGACACCGGCAAAATCGAGTGGCTTAAACCCCTTGACCCCGTCCACATGAGGGTCCGCCGAGACGCTTACGGGCAGGTTTTAGGCTACATTCAGCTTTTAACCTTCCCGCCGGTCGTCTTCGCAAGCGATGAAATATGCCATTTCAAATGGGGTGCAAAGAGCTGGTGGTATGAATCGGCATACGGGACAAGCCTTCTCCGACCATTATTGAAGATTCAGGCTTTAATCGACCAGCTTGAAGACGACATGGCTGTAATCGTGCACACTTACGCCAAACCAATGCTCGTGGTTAAGGCTGGAACGCCTGAAAGACCTTGGACGGATACGCAACTCCAGCAGCTTGTTGAAGCCTTCCGGGACCGTAAGCCGGCCACAGACGTCTTTGTGCGTGGAGACGTGGAAGTTGACGTTGTTCCAAGCCTAACCAAAGATGTCAACGTAACATTCTGGCTTGACTATCTGCTAAGGCAACGTGAAGCCGTTTTAGGCGTGCCAAAAATTTTCCTAGGTTACTCAGAGGGAACGAACCGCGCTACAGCGGAGGTCGTTATGCAGGAATACGTGACGCGGCTTCGCATGATGCAGGAAATCATCGGCGATACGCTTGAAACAGTCTTGTTCAAGCAGCTTATCAAAGACGAGTTCGGCGAGGGTGTTGAAATTCCGAAGGTTAAGTGGAAGCCTATATGGGAGCCCTCAATACAGGACAAGGCGAAATACCTCGGCGACCTCGTGGATAAGGGCATAATATTGCCTAAAGAAGCTCGAACACAGTTAGGCTTCCCAGAAGAGTATCCGATAACCACGCCCGAGGAGCTTCAAGCCATTCTGAAACGGAACGGGGTTAAGCCATGATACGGGGTATTTTTCGCTTGCTCAACGCCCTTTATAAATGCTCAATATTATTGAGCGTGGCATAATGGCGTTTTTCGGCTTTCCAAAACGTGGCGAACAGCGGGTTTACGCTTACCGCACCATGCGGGACGAAAAAGTTTGCGACGAATGCTCAGCCCTCGACAATACTGAATATGTTTGTGAGGATGAGGAGCAGCCGACCAAATATTTTGAGGATGCCGAGCAGTGGGACGAGGAGATAGACACTTGGAAAGTCAACTTGCATCCACATTGCCGTTGCTGGCTTGAGCTTGTCGACGTTAACAAAGAGGAATAAAGATGCCGGGAATTGATGAGACAACTAACACTTTCCGTTACCGGGTTCAAGACCCGGATAAGTTTGACAAGTTTAGGGTTAAGCCCATTACCCAAGGTGTGAAGATTACGTTGGGAAGGGTTAAAGGAACAAACCGCTGGGAGATTCAAAGCTACATTTTCGACAAGACGCGGTTCAAGGACAAGGAAAGCGTTAAAAAATGGCTTGAAAAACACCTGAAAAGCGAGCTGCAGCTTCTTTTGGACTTTAAAGCTTGGAACGAGCTTCGCATGCGGTTTTTGAAAGCTTACCTGGACATTTCCCGCATTGACTAAACTTCACGGGTATTAAATAATCCGAGGTGTAAAAGAATGAGTTTTGAAGCTGCAAAGTGGACAACCAAATACATCAACGACCTTCCAGACGACGCCTTCGCCCTGATTGAGCCCGGAGGCGAGAAGGACGAGGAGGGTAAAACTGTTCCGAGGACTCTGCGCCATCTACCACATCATAAGCCCGACGGAAGCATTGACCTGCCACACTTGCGCAACGCTATGGCTCGCGTAACACACATCAAGCCAAAAAACATGCCCAAGAAAGAGGCTGTTGAAAAAGCCCACGCGCACCTTCTCCGCCACTACAAGGAGCTGAAGATTCCGCATCAGCCCTGCGAGGTCAACAGGCTTGGCATTAAATGCGAAGGCTACACCCCGCAAGAGGAGAAGAAAAGCATGCTTGAAGACTGGCAGGCGTTTGCTGCTTGGCGTGAAGCCTACTTGAGGCGGAAGTATCCAGGCGCCGTGTTTCCAGCGATCGTGGAGTGAAACATGGGCAGAAACCAGAAGAAAAGGCGCAAGCTTCGCCGTTTAAAGATTCTCGGCTTGATTTAGAGGTGTAAAGCATGCAACTGCGTTATTATGTGCCTTTTAAGGCAGTTCAGAGCGCCGACCAGAAGGAAGCCCAGTTTCCAATCAAGGAGCAGCTTGTGGTAATCGAGGGCGTAGCCATTGACACAAGCGTCAACAAAAACAAGTGGCAGGTTCCCCGCGAAGACCTTGAATATATCGTTGAAACCTTGAAGGGCGCGCAGCTCCGCGTTGACCACGCTGAATCAGCGCTCATGGTTGTTGGGAAAGTTGTGGATGCAAGCCTTGACGGAGACCGCGTATTGTTCAGGGCTGAAGTTGGCGATGAAAGACTCATTGACAAAATCATACGGGGCTACGTCACCCATGTTAGTATTCAAGTTGACAGCGACGAAGTTGAATGCAGCAAATGCAAGAGGCCCACGCGGAAAGAGGGCAGGCTTGTCCACTTATGTCCCGGAGCCTGGGAAGTCGTTCGAAAACCAAAAGTGCGTGAATTAAGTATTGTCGCAAGCCCAGCCTACGAAACAACAAGCTTCCAGCCTTTAGGCTTCTATGCAGCTATGAACGAGGCTCAATGGGGCGCAATAATCGAGTCTTTAACCAAATCGGGTGTTTTGGAGCCTTCATCTTCACAGTCATCCGTTTCACCGGATGATAATGTGGGTTCTAAGCCCGCTGGGCTGCAAGAACCCGAAACAAAAACTGTTCAAAAAGCGGGTGAGGTGAAGCCTATGTCCGTTAACGCGGAGCAGAAGGCTTCACCGCAAGTGGCTCAGGCAACAGTGAACGTTGCGCCTGGAGAAACTTCGCCTAAACAAGTGGAATACGAGGACTTCATGAAGCAGCTTGAAAAGCTTATGGAGCAGATTAAGGGCGAAACAAGCGAGGAAGCAATCGAGGCTTTGGAGGCTAAAGTCCGCGCCCTTGAGGCTGAACTGGCCAAGCGTGTTAAGAAGGCAACCCTCAGCAAGAAGCTGAGCGAGTTGTCTAAACGTTTGGCTGAGCTTGAAGCCAAAAAGGGCGAAGAGGCTGAAGAGGCAGAGGAAGCCGAGGAAGCGGAGGAGGCTGAAGAGGTTAAAGCGCCGACCCCTGTCAGCGAAGCTAAAAAGAAGGGCTCTGCTGGAAAAGGCATTGTTGCCGTTGACGTCCTCGAAAAGGATGTTTTGGCGAACTACGACTGGTTCAAAGACCTTTTGAAGGCTCACCGCAAGCTTGTAGGCTTCCAGTAGAGGGGTGATTTGCCATGTCTTTTGAAGCTCGTGTTCCAGGAAACATATTCAGCCTACCCGGCAGCATAGTGACCTTCACTGCAAGCGCAGCCGTAACGAAAGGCCAGCTTGTCAAAGTGACGGGTTCAATGACTGTCGGTCCAGCTGCAGCTGCAACGGACGCCGTTATAGGCGTTGCTGCCGGAAGCGCCTCTGCAGGCTCAAAGGTTCCCGTCATCATGGGCTGCCCAATAGTTTACGTGACCGCTGGCGGAGCTGTCTCAGCCGGCGCCGTTGTCGGCTCAGACGCTTCGGCAAGAGCTGTAGCGGTCACTACGGCCGGAAACAGGGCTTTAGGCTATGCCTTGGAAGCCGCATCAGCTGCTGGCGACGTGATACTGGTGGCTGTTAACCCACACGTGTATTAGAAGGGGTGATTGACTATGGCTATGTTCCGTGACGCTTTCACCTGGGTTGACACGGGCGCAATAGCCTATCCAGCCCTGCACAAGAAGATAATCGAGCTGACAATGCCCGCCCTCGTGGTTAAACGCCTGTTTCCAGAGTTTCCGCTTGTAGCGGGTAAAACGGCAACAT